CCTAACTTTGATTACTATACAGATCAGATGCTAGAGTATTGTATCAATGATGTAGAGTTAACTGAAAAGGTTTACCATCACCTAATGAGTAAGGAAAAGAAAAACTTTTCTGATGAGAGTATACGGAGAGAACATGTCTTTAGATATTATATGGATCAGCAAGAACGTAATGGTTTTTATTTCGATCTACCTTTTGCTACTAACTTCTTGGCCCGATTAACAGATGAATGTATAGAGATTGAACATCAACTTCAGGAGATATTTCCTCCTGAAATAATACAAATGAAAACTAAGACTAAAGAGAAACCTTTTAATCCTGGCTCACGTAAACAGATTGCGGAACGGTTAATGGAAAAAGGATGGAAGCCTACTCTCAAGACAGAGAAGGGTAACATCATAGTTAATGAAGATGTTCTTGCTAAGATTACAGGCATACCTGAATCAGAAGCTATACTTAAATACTTACTGTTACAGAAACGTGCATCACAAGTTAAGTCTTGGATTAAGTTTTGTGATCCTGATACCTACAGAGTACACGGTAGAATTAAAACACTAGGTACAGTTAGTACTAGATGTAGTCATCTTGATCCTAATGTAGCACAAACCCCCGCTACCTATTCACCGTATGGTGATGAGTGTCGTACTTGTTGGACAGTAGAAGATGTAAAGAACTATTCCCTTCTAGGTTGTGATGCATCTCAATTAGAACTACGTGTACTAGCTCATTACATGAAGGATAAAAAATATATACACCAGATTTTACATGGAGATATCCATACTACTAATCAACAGATGGCTGGACTAGAGAATAGAGATCAAGCAAAGACCTTCATATACGCCCTAATTTATGGGGCTGGTGCGGCTAAGATAGGATATATAATGAATAAGTCTGCACGACATGGACAGGATACTAAGAATAAATTCCTACAAAATGTTCCAGCTTTAAATAGTTTGTTAGAGAAAGTCCATGCATCTGCCGAAAGAACTAATATGGTTAAGGGATTAGATGGTAGGTACTTCCATGTACGTAGTTTGCATAGCAGCTTGAATGTTTTAATCCAAGGCGGTGGTGCAATCATCTGTAAAGAATGGTTGATACAGATAATGAAAGAGATCAACCAATTACAACTGGATGCCAAGCCAGTTGCCAACATACACGATGAAATTCAATTTGAGGTACGAAAGGAGAATGCAGAAAAACTAGGAGAAATAACAAAGACTTGCATGAAACGGGTCGAGAAAATTTTAGGGCTTGACTGCCCTCTCGATTCGGAGTATAAGATTGGAACAACATGGGCGATGACCCATTAACATTTGAAAGGTAAATATAAACCATGCCTGTAGTATCTGGTAAAGCTTACTGGGCTAAGCTTGATAAAGCCCAAAATCCTTTTGACCAAGCAAAACCACGTTGGTCAATAGACGTATCTCTTAATGCAGAAGGCATTAAGTTTATGAAAGGTCACGGTGTTCCTATCAAAGATAAGGAAGATGACCGTGGTAAATTCGTTACCATGTATAAGGATCAGTTCCTAACTAACGGATCTGAATTACCTAAACCACGGTTAATGGATTCTCAGAAGAACGATATCGCTGGTACGCTAGTAGGTAACGGTTCTCTGGTAAAGGTATCTTTTACTCCTCGTGAGTGGAAGATGAATAACCGAAAGGGTGTACGTGCGGTACTTAAAGACGTACAGGTATTAGATTTGGTGGAGTATTCACCACCAGATGAGTTTGATGTAGAAGAAGGATATGTTTCAGATACTCCTTCGGAAGCATCAAATACTAATGGTGATGATGATCTTAATGATGACATTCCATTCGATTAATTAAGATCATCTATAACACCACGAGCTAGGGGCATACATAATGAGTAAACTTCAGAACTTAGTTTCCGATATTCATCAATCACTAACTTCTGGACCTCCACCCCAGGAAGCTGATCTGCATAAGTTTCTCGCTGATGTCTCTAGCTCCCTAACTAAAGCATTCTCCAAGAGGGATGAAGAGGGTCAAGTTAAAAACCCTCTTCGTTTCTCTAGTATTGGTAAACCCACTAGACAATTATGGTATGCTTCTCGTATATCAGATCAAGCTGAACCCCTTCATCCAGCTACCCGTATTAAATTTTTATACGGTGATCTTATTGAACATTTATTACTTTTGTTAATTAAAACAGCAGGTTATAAAGTAACTGAAGAGCAAGGTGAGAAAAGAATAGATGGCATAGTAGGCCATATGGACGCAAGAGTTAATGGTGTAGTCGTAGATATTAAGAGTGCATCTCAACATGGCTTTGATAAGTTTGTGAAGGGTACGATATTTGATGACGATCCCTTTGGATATATAGCACAGATATCAGGGTATGCTAATGGAGAAGATGAAGCTGCCTTTGTTGTTATGAATAAAGTAACAGGGCAAATCCATGTATGTACTATAGATTCTATGGAGATGATTGATTTCAAAGAGAAAGTTAAAGACGTAAAGTCTCTAATGAAACAAGACGTACCACCTGATCGTTGTTATTCTGACGTACCTGATGGTAAGAGTGGCAATAGAAAACTAGCAGCAGGTTGTGCGTACTGTGATTTTAAAGTAGAGTGTTGGAAAGATGCTAACGATGGAAAAGGATTACGTAAATTTAAATACTCTAATGGTTCACGTTTCTTTACCAAGGTAGTTAAACGTCCACAAAAAGATATAATAGAAGAACAATTGTAGATGTATAGAAGCCAAGCTGAAAAGGAGTTTGCTACATACCTATCGGAAAGTAAGATTGAATTTGCCTATGAAGATTTCAGGATACCTTATGTGGTATCTAAACATTATACACCTGATTTCTTTTTTAAGAAGTATGGTTTCTTTATTGAATACAAAGGATATTTTAAATCGGCTGACAGGAAAAAACATTTACTAATTAAACAACAGCATCCTAAGTTAGATATTAGATTTATATTTCAGAATGCTATGAATAAATTAAGCAAGAGGTCTAATACAACGTATGCTGATTGGTGCGACAGACATTATTTTAAATGGTCGCAAGGTAAGGTTCCTCGTCAATGGTTAAAAAAACAAAAGTAAAAACTACTATACATGTTTATAAAGAGCATAACTTATTTGATAAATTTAATTCATTTGTAAGTAATACTACTTCTATTAATGTAGAGCTTGAAGATAAAGATAAAGTTCCACCTAAAAGTCCTGAACAATTATTATTTTTAGCAGTAGTATACCAAGCATTACTTGATGCTACTAAACTACAACGTGTTAATGATTCAGAAGAAGTTAAACGCAATAGAAGAGAAGCGGCTAGTTGGTTTACAACTGAACATGGAACTACCGCTACTGATTTTGAGGAAGTATGTTTTCTTGCAGGGCTTGAACCTCATTTAACCAGATCCTTTGTTAAGAAAATATTTAACAAAGAAGTAAGCTTTGAACGTAGAAGAATTAATGTCTTGATTAACTCTAAGGATGAAGGTAAAAAGAAATGATGAAAGACTTCCTTTTAAATACTGAAGGACTAAAATTTAACGGTGAGCCTATACCACCTGAGATTAAATTAGAGGATGTGGTGGATACTAAGGTTGACCATCCTCCTCACTATACACAGAACTCTATGGAAACTATAGATGTTATAGAAAATTCTATGCCTCGTGTACATTTTTGTGGATATTTGCGTGGCAACATTTTAAAATACATGTTAAGATATGAATATAAGGGTGGTACTGAAGACCTCAAGAAAGCTCGTTGGTATCTTAATCGTCTTATAAAAACACTAACATAATCAACTACTTATACATATAATTGGAGAATGAGAGAATGAAACCTGTTTCTGAATACGGGCCGACTGTGCCTTCCTGTAATGATCTACACGCTTCTAAGTACCGCTTACCTAATGAATCATTTGATGAATGTATGGCACGTATAAGTCTTCATATGTCAGATAATGAAGAACACTTTACTCAGTTAAAAGAAATTTTACTCAACATGCGATTCATGCCAGCGGGTAGAATCCAATCAGCAATGGGAAGTCCAAGAGATGTTACAGCCTATAATTGTTTTGTATCAGGCACTATCAAAGATAGTATGCAATCTATCATGGAGAAAGCTACACAAGCAGCAGAAACAATGCGCAGAGGTGGTGGTATTGGGTATGACTTTAGTAATATACGCCCTAGCGGTGACAGGATTGTTAGTCTTGATAGCTCCGCTAGTGGTCCTGTTTCTTTCATGCGGATTTATGATGCTATTTGCAGGACTATTGTATCGGCTGGTCACAGGCGAGGAGCTATGATGGGAGTGTTACGTGTAGATCATCCTGACATTGAAGAGTTCATCAGGTCTAAACGTAACGGTCATGCTTTAACTAACTTTAATATTTCAGTAGGTGTTACGGATAAGTTTATGGAATGCGTAACTAAAGATGCAATGTTTCCTCTTACCTTTAAAGGTAAAGTCTATAAGGAAATAAATGCAGCGGCTCTTTGGGATGAAATCATGAGAGCTAACTGGGATTGGGCAGAGCCTGGGGTTTTGTTTATTGATCGTATCAATGAAGAAAATCCTCTTTATTATTGTGAGAGTATAGCCGCCACTAATCCTTGTGGTGAACAACCCTTACCACCATTCGGTGCTTGTCTTCTGGGGAGTTTTAATCTTGTTAAATATGTAAACGTCCAAAGAGTTGGTAGTAATCTTAAATATAGATTTGATTTCGATCAGTTTACTAAAGACATACACATTGTAGTTAATGCTATGGATAATGTAATCAATCGAACTATCTATCCTTTACTTGAACAACGTAAGGAAGCAGAACTTAAACGGCGAATGGGATTAGGTATAACAGGATTAGGTAATGCTTTAACCCTTATGGAAATGGAATACGGTAGCTCTATAACCATACGTTTTATACGTAAGTTAATGCGTTGTCTTACCTATACTGCTTATGAAGCTAGTTCAGATAGAGCGGTAGAGCATGGAACATTTCCTTTGTATGATGAGGAAAAATATTTAGCAGGTAAATTTATTTCTAGATTTCCTGATTACTTAAAGGAGAAGATTAAGAAACAAGGTATGCGTAACAGCCATCTTATTTCCATAGCTCCTACTGGAACTATAAGTTTCTGTGCTGATAACATATCAAGTGGATTAGAACCAGCCTTTTCTCATGAAGTAAACCGCACCGTCAATACGGAATTTGGTTTAGTTAATATTATTCTCAAAGATTATGTCTATAATAAATTTGATAAGAGAGGAGAAACTACTGAAGACCTTACTACCGATGCTCATCTAAATACACAGATAGCTTGTCAACCCTATGTTGATAGTGCTATATCTAAAACGATT